GCAGAAGGCCGCAGGTTCGAATCCTGCCGGGGGCACTCGATCTAGCTGCGAAAACGCGGCAATCTACCTATGGCGTGCCCCCTGTGGACCTCAGTCCTGCATACGGAAAACGCCCTGCCCCGGTGAAAGAGTAAAGCCCAGGGCAGGGCGTCCGCGAGATTCCGATGGCTCACGAGGGTCGAGCAGCCCTCGCGCGGAACCTCTGCTCTACATAGCGGTCTTCCGGTAGCGGTTGAGCACGGCGAGTTCGGCGGTCGACCAGCCGACGAACGCGCTGCGGACGTCGACACCCAGGCCGCCGGTGGTCGTCGCGTGCGACAACTGGGCGCCGTTGGCGGCCAGGCGGGCGGCCGCGGTGGTGATCACGGCGGCGATCTCGTCGTTTGGCTCGTTGCCGTTGAAGCCGTTGCCACGGGTGTAGGCGCGGGCCATGGTCGTCACGATCGGGATCGCCGTCGTGACGGGCTCGACGTTGACATCGAGCAGCGCTGAGACCGCCGCCGGATCGACAGTGGCCATGGTTTACGCCGCGTCCGTGAGCACGATGACGCCTTCGGGGTGCAGCAGGCCCAGGTCGTAGCGGGTCACCACGCGGATGGCCTGCTCGTCGTACTCGGCGTAGCGCTGGTCGAGCAGCTTGACCGTGGGCGCGATGTCGCGCGCCACTGCGATCTGGCTGGTGTCGGCCAGCACGGCCTTACCGACCGGCAGCTTGTTGGTCACGGTGACCGGGACGCCGAACAGGCGGTAGGTCGGGCCGGCGGTGACGTCGGACTCGATCAGGTACTTCGCGCTGCCAGCGGTCTCCTTGAGCTTCCGTAGGGCGATGAAGTCCTGGCCATTGACGAACCAGTGGTTCGGCGTGACCTCGGCGGCCGATGCCAGTGCGATGGCATCGAGCAGCGAATCGGCGTCGGTCACGTCGAGCTCGCCGGTCTGGACGCCCGGCTGGTTGATGATGCCGGTGATCGTGGCGTTGGCGCCGGTACCGGTCAACAGCGCCTGATCGAGCGTGTTGGACACGTCCGTGACCAACCGCTGCTTGAGTGTGGCATCCAGACCAATGACCGACTGGCGCAGCAGCTCGTTGCTGAATCGGATCAGCACCTTGAGCGACTTGCGGTCCGAAGGCATCAGCGCCACCTCACCGAAGTCCACATCGGCTTCGGGGATGAGCTGCGATTCGCCGACGAACCCGACAGCGGCACCGGAAGTCAGCTTCGGGATGCGCAGCGGGCCGGCGGTGTCGAAGATGCGCACGCCGGACGACAGCACGAACGACGCGGCTTCGAGCGGCTGGACGAGGATATGGGCGACCTGCTCCTGGAGCAGTTCGGGATTGGCGGCCGTGGTTTCGGTGGGCATGGGAGTTCTCCTAAGACAGAGGGATTCACGTGTGAACCGCTCGTCATCAGGACTCGCAGAAGGTGCAGATCAGCCGCAACTGTCCACATCATAACCCATACCCCCAGGGAGTATGCAACCTATCCGGCGCGCCTCCGCAGCAGTCCGGCGAGATCGACCGTGCTGGTCGATGGCGTTGCGCCCTGGCCGATCTCGCCGGAGACCCTGCGGCTCGCCAGATGCGGCTTCTTCGCGAGCAGGTCGTCGATCGCCGCGCTGATCGCGTCGGCATCCTCTAGGTGTGACTCGTTGAACGCGAGGTCAGACGGGTCGGCCAACCGTCCCGTTGCCCGCACCAGCTCGGTATGTAACCGCTGCGCGAACTCCTCACCGCGCTTGGCACGTTCCCGGTAGTTCTTGTTCTCCTTGCGCAGGTCCTCGACGTAGCTACGCGGGAACGTGTCGGGCTCGTCGTTGGAGTCGGTTGTCTCCTCGCCGGTTTCGTCGGTAGCGGACTCGATGGGTTGCTCGGGCTCGGGGTTGGACACCTGTTCGGTGTCCTCGTCGGCGGGCTGCTCGGTAATCACTTCGTCAGGCATTGCGTTCGATCCTTCTCGTGTACTCGGTGGGCTTGACGGTGCCCGAAAGCACCACTCTCGGTTGGCAGTTACATCCCGGGTGTCGCTGGAACGGGTGTACCTTCGGCCAGACGCGGCCGTCGCGGGACCACCACTTGCAGAGCTGGCAGGGATTGCCGTCCATCTGGCGGACCCACCCCTCGACCATCTGCTGGTGGCCCATCGCCTCGACGGCAGCACGTTGCGCTGTTGCGATGGGTTCGGCGCGAGCCAACCGGCCGAGTTGCATCGCGATGTCGACGCTGTTCGTGGCGTACTGGATGGTCTCGACGGCAGCCAGCAGGCGAGCCATGTCATCGGTCGGATCGGTCGGTGCGACACCGGTCGGTGGGGTCGCCGTGCCGGTCAGTGCTTCGATCTGTGCGCTGACAGACGCGTCGGCGACGCCGACCACGGCAGAGTTCGCGCGAGTGACGACCGTCGCGACCATCATCCGGAGATCGCCTTCGCTGATCTCCCCGCGGACGAACTGCTCCCACAGCTCGAGCACCCGGCGTTCGGTGGCGTCGGCGGCGCCGAGCATCCGCTCCTGGAACTCGTAGACGACGATCTCGCTCATGCGGCACTGCCGGTAGCGATCTTGGCCAGGTTGATGCCGGCCCCGTCGAGCGCCTCGGCACGGCGGGCCACCCGGATCGCGGCGACGTCGTCGTCGCTGTATCCGAGCTTTTTCAGCGCGTACGTGGCGGGCAGGAGGCCGGCCTGGAAGAGCTTGACGACGGCGTCAGCTTCTTGTGCGACGGAACGTGTTGCGGCATCAGCCCATTGCACTCGGACATCCACCGTCGACGGATCGACGCCGTCACGAACCGCGACAATCAGCCGGCCGACCTGCTCCCACGCACGGCCGAACGTAGCCTGTCGAGCCTCGGCCCGTGCTGTCAACGACGCCTCCGCGGCCCGCAGCGCATCCGCGGACGCCGGGTTATCGGTGAACACTCCGACATAGTGAGCAGGCAGGCAGCTCACGGCCATGATCTGTCCAAGAAGTACCCGTACGGCGGCCTCATAACCAGCCAGGTCCGTTGCGGCCAACTGGCCGAACTTGGCCTGATCGTTTTCGCTGATCATGGCGCGTGCGCCCTCAGGAATCGGGTTCACCTCGCGCATAACGGGTTCGCCGTCCTCGTCCAGCACCGGCGCGCCGCTGGTGGTCAGAACCGGCTCCTCGGTGAGTTCGATGCCGGTCGCCCAGCGGCGCGGTCGGCCCGTGTACTCACTCGAAACCATCATGTCCGCCAGAATCTTGGACAGCGCGTCGACCAGCGGCATGAGGTCTGCGATCTCCGACAGGTTGCGCAGCAGGCGGTCCTGGTTACGAATGTTCACCATGGGCACCACGCCGAGGGGGTTGGGGATTTCCTCAACGGTGCTGAAACCCGAGATGGTGGCGCCAATGGTGTTGGCGCGAAACCGCGTGATCTTGTCCGGCAGATACAGTACCGCTTCGGTTGTGGTCTTGGTCTCCCACCGTTTCACCGCAGCCACGATCTGCCGCGTCCCCGGATCGCGCTGAACGGCAACCTGATACGCGCTCTCGATGGTGACCTTCGGTCGCCCCTGCTGATCTGCCCACACCAGGGCGTAGCTGTCGCCATATAGCAGCGCTTCGCGGTGCGCGATGCCCGACATCTGGTCCAGATCGTTACGCAACCATTCGGGCCAGATGTCGGCCCCCGTGAAGCCGGTTACCCGCAGCCGTTCCGCCAGCGCGGTGATCGCCAGGCGGCACAGGTTGCTCGATATGTGGGCCAGTCGGTTGCCCATCGCGGCGACCGCTTCCGGGCTCAGGAAACTTAGTGGCGACGAACCCGTGTAGTACGCGTCCGCCACGCCGAACATCGCGATCGGTTCGTCCAGTTTCTGAAGTAGTTGTGTCAGTTGGTCGCTCATGCTGCGAAACTCCTTGTCTTCTTGCGTGATTTCTGCTTGTGCCAGGCGGCGCGGTCGAACGCGACGATGGCGGCCACCGCGGCGTCGATCTTGCGCGGCGAGCCGCGCTTGTCCTTACTGACGAGGTCGCCCATCGGCGTGCGTTTCGCGACGCAGTGGGCAATGTGGTCGGCCAGCGCTTCGTCGCCGCCGTGTTCCACGTTCTTGGTGACGACTGCCTGATACAGCCGGTCGGTGGCCGGCGCCATTCGGGCAGCGTGAGCGGTGTTCCACTCGATGACGCGCTTCTCGCCGTACTTCTTGGCCCACGCCTCAATCTCGGAGCGCCAGCCCCAGGGGTCGCAGGCAAGCTCGAGCACATCATACTTACTGAAAGCGAGTTCGATTGCATCGCTGACGTTTTCGCGCGGCACGCGCCAGCGAGGATCGCCGGGATTCTCCCAGATGCCCTCGACCCACATGTAGCCGTCGAGCGTGCAGCCGACCAGCGCGGTACTGTCGCCGGATGCTGAGCCGTCGAATGCCAGGACGATCTTCTCG